TCTCTAACATCAAGAGAGAAATCATCAACAACATAGTCACCCGACTCATCATAAGTCCTTCTTGCAAGAGTATTCTCAAGAAGATTATAGTCTGTTTGTACTACTTGACTCTGTACAGCACCAGACTTAATAGTCAATAATTGAATAAAATTCTTATCTGTAGTTGCAGTATATGCATACTGAACCAATGTTAAAGCGATCTTTAGTCTATCTGCACCTGGAGCACTATAATTACTTGATCCAATAGCATTATCATAAAGAGACTCATCTGTCTCAGATGAGACTATACTCTCTACTATCTTAAATCCTACCTTAGAAGATGGATTATTATAATAAGGGTCAATTATTAATAATTGAGCAGCATTTCTTACAAAATATCCATTAACAAAATAAATTCCTTCTTCTACTTTAACAGCAGAAGCATACCCCATCGCATTACTTGTTAACGATGACGATGCACCTGTGTCAGGATCAGTAATAGAAATACTAGTAGGAAGTACGCTTCCATCGGTTCCAACCACCATCAGTGGTGTATTAACACCGTCTACGACCTCTAGGGTCTCACCTTGACGGAATGTGTCCTCATTACCTGCATCACCACTATTAGTGTAATTTACAAAGACTACATCAGAAGCAGTGTCAGTTGCTATACTTGCCTCAATAACAGTAGCAATAACACCAGAAGTTAAACCTTTTAATTGTTGCCCTTTTAACTGGGTTATATCATATTTTTTATAAACTATATTACCATCAACATTAGTAGGTATCTCTGATACAGAAGATAGTTTAACAAAAGGTAACTTCGTATTAAGACCAACCTCGCCAGGTATGACAAGTTCACCTTGTTTAAAGGCATACTTACCAAAACTCTCAATTTGATTTTGAAGACTAGACTGTAACTGGGTTAACTCTCTCGCTTGGATTGAATATCCAGGGCGAAAAAGCACCTTATAGAAGTTCTTATCTTGTGCAAAATCATCGTAGTATGGAGCTACGTTTAGGTTCGTCTTCTGAGGCATCTCACGTCCGTTCTAATTTGTGCTTAAATCAGAATTCAATTACGAGCTTGATGTCCTCAATCTGGTCAGCAGCTCTGGTAATTTGTCTTCTGTTCTCTATGTATACTATATCTCCAGAGTTAGGTGCGATCTCAGGGTTTGCTTTACCATCTGTAAATGCAACGTCAGAAACAGTTGTATCAGCATTTGCATCTATAGCAGCAGCAGTTGATGAAGTAGCACCAGTCACGTTATTTGTAGCATGATCAAATGCACGTACTACACCAGCATCAGTATGAAGATCTGGAGATTGGAAATACTTTAATATACGATTAGTTGAATCCCATGAAACAACCTTACCTTTCGCAGTACCAGTACCAGAACCAACAACTACTGTTTGAGATATCTCCTCATCAACAGTATAATCACCAGTACCTGACAACTTAAGTGCAGCAGTACCACGAAGAGTACTTGCAGTAGAAACAGTTGTAGTACCATAGTTAAATGGATCTTGGATAATTCCAATACGTCTGAAATCATTATCTACAGGGAAGTCTCCAGAACCCTCTGCATAAGTTAGACGAACATTCGTCATAACTCTCTTAGCAAAAAACTCAGCAGCAAGATCAGCACCATGACCACCTTCAGGTGATATAACAGTTTCTATTTTACCAGTAACAGTTGCAGGTATTGTAGCTGTAGTTGAAAGTGCAGCCTGATTATATACGTTACCTTGAACTATACGTACATTGGCATAAGTATATCCAGAACCAACTGCTTGCATTGATACAGAAGAGATAGCACCACCAGCAGTAGTAACTACCTTAACTATACCACCAGAACCATCTCCATCAACAGGTATATAAAGTTCATCAGATGTAGGAAGGTTACTACCACCATCTATACTAACAGCAGTATGAATTGCACCATCAACAGCAGCAGTACCAGCATATGTGCTAATAGGCATGAAATCACTAGACAAGAAGGAAATAACCTCACCTGTTGTCAAAGTGTACATATACTTCCAAACATAACCTGCTGTACCAGCGGCCTCTGTGAAGATACCATTTGCATATGTACCATCAGCAGCTTGTGGAGTTGTAGAAGGCTCTTTCTGAGCATTCTGTCCAGTAGCATTAGCAGGTGTCTGACCATTATATAAACACTTGAACACCTCATAATTGGAGTTCATTACATAAAACTTAGATCCAGATAATGCGGAATTACCTAATGCAGTCTGAGTACCAATTGCACCACCTCCAGCAGGAGTTACTGAGTAAGATGGACGATACATATCAAACTTAGGGTTTGTTGTTAAACTCCAATTGTAACGAGGAGCAACAAGACGAGCAAATGTAGATGTGATACGCTTGGCAGCAATCAAATCATCATATACGGCAGATTTCTCAGATTGATTGTCTATTGGGGCAGGAGGAACATTCTCAGTGGCATACCTATAAGTCTTTGTCTTAGCAGTTGCAGTTGAAGTACCACCCGTAACAGTGCTACCTGCTGCTGGAGCTGCCGTAGTAGTTGTTGCGGTAACAAGGAGACTGTTTGAATGAATCTCATTGATTGTAGCAGTTAACCCACCACCAGTGATTGTTTCACCAACTTGGAAAGTTCCACTTACGTTGTATATCTCAAGATAACCATACCATGCTTGAGGTCTTCCAACGAAGAAATACATGTTGGTTGGGGCCGCTTCACTGAGCGACTCTAAGAATTGCTTCGCATTGAAGATTCTAAACTTTTCTGAAATAATAGCTGCCATTGTCTAATTGCCGTGATTTTATAAGACTGAATCTGGTTTATTTATACGTATTTATTACGCACTTCTGAAGTAGTCACCTGCGGTATGTGCTTTGGCACTTGTGCCGTTTGCACCTCTCGTACATCCTGTAAAGCGATCACTAAGTTTACCAGTATAAGTGATCTGTTCTGCTCCTAATTGTATTGTCCCTGTTGCAGGGAAATCATTGGTAGATGCCACCATGACCACAAGGTCTCCAGTAGCAAGGTTCTGATTGATTCTACCCATATAATAATTTATACTTGGATACCCAACATTAAATGAATATCCAGCATCTGATATACCCGAAGATGCATTATCTGCAAAGTCTTCTAGGTCAAATCCCCATCTTGCCATCTCCTCAATAGTTAATGCGGAAACACCTACACCAACACCATCTACGATGTTACCTGTATCCATAAATTTCGCATTCTCCCACATCAAGAATGATGGTCTTAATGTCATATTATGTAGGTTAGCAGGTGCGGAACTATTCCAAGAAGGATTATAATGACGATAATCAACAAATCCTAATTGATATACTGTTGTCTTACCAATTCCACCACCATCACCTCCAAGGCCTCCTCCACCACCACCTTCTCCAGGATCACCACCAGGATCAACAATACGATTACCATTTGCATCAATATAGATGTATGGAATTCTCATCTTGACAGAACCACCTGTTTGAATGTGAGTGATTTCTTTAAAGATCTTAATAAGACTAGTACCAGCATTTTGGTTGATAGTTGGCCAAGTAATCTTTACTGCTCCTATATGTGAAGTGCTAGAAGAAGCACTTCTAGTCATAGGATCAAATATAACAGTAATCTTATCTTGAACTGCTGGCATTGCTAATGGCATTAAAACACTATTAACAATTGCAGCTTCTGGTGTTACGGGGGTTCCCCCACCGCCTCCACCGCCACCGCCGCCATATCCACCACCACCGCCGCCACCGCCGATGCCTTTAATGAATGACCATATACTTTGAATATGAACAGGAGATTCTTGTGATATCTTATTATTAAGTCGTAATTCAACAAAAGGATCAAATTTCCTATTTCCTTTTATAATATCATATTGTTTTGCAACAACAACTTTTGGTGGTTTTGTATATCCAGAACCACCATCAGTTAATATTATATCAACAACAGTACCATCAACTACAATAACTTCTGCTCTAGCACCTCCACCCTTCTGATTTTCAGGAACAAAATGTAATATAGGTGCTTTTGTATAACCAGATGTAGGAAGATTTCTATCCCAAGTAATATCATTAACAGAACCACCTGATATAGTACATGTAACAGCGAGTCCAACACCCCTTTCTTCACCATTATAATTCGTAGTGGCAACAGAACCAAAGAAACTCTGTGATGGATCATCTCCAGCAATATATGTTTTTGGAGTAAAGAATTGAGGTAATTCTTTTATAGTTCTATAATCATCTTCACCATCAATCTTAATTAGATCATCTTTATTTAAATTAGCAAGGCCTTTTTTAACATAAAATGCTTCATCTGCTTTCTTTGTACCATATAACCAAGGAGATGAATCCCTTTGCATTTTATAGTTGTCATCAGGATCCTTAGTTACAGTAACAATAAATGATGAGTCCAATTCAATTTCATCACTAAAATCTTTTAATCCTGAAAAATATACCTTACCACTTGAAGTATCGGGATTTCTACCAGAAAGAACAACTGTTAAATCATCAGAACTATCAATGTTATAAGACTTAAGTTTACCAATAATCTTTTTAACACTACCAGACTTCTGATATGCAATCATATCTTCTTCAAGATACTTACCCCACCATGCTTCAAATGCATCAAATACTCCACTAGTACCATCAAATTTAACTGCTATTTTGTTATAATATTCATTCCTTTCATAATCATGAAGTGTAATACTCTGTGAAAGATCTCTACCATAAGTATAAATTATTTCAATATTATTTTTAGGATATATGTTTCTAGTAAAAGTTATAGAAGGTCCATTTATTCTATATGAATCTCTATCTCTTTGTAATACACCATCAATAAAAACTAGTACAAATCTACTATCATCAATACTAATAACTTCTTTATCAAATGTATCTAATATTAAAAATGGTCCAATAGATCCAGAAGAAACATCTTTATTATTAATTTCACATCTATTATAACAACCAACACCATAAGCAAAGAATTTATCTACTGCCAAAGGTTCTTGTAATGTCTTAGTATTTGGTCCTTGACCCCAAAGAGGAGGACTTGTAAATACTACTTTATTTGGTACAGATGTTCTGTCAATACTATAAGCAGAGTCATGCTGTATAACACCACTTATACCAATTAGTAAGTCTTCATTAGGATCAGTTGCTACCCCTGTTCCATCTTCATAATACAATTCAAATATCTTATTTTTACCATCAATATAATCTGGATAAGATATATCTACTGATCCAGGTCCACCATTAAAGACAGATCTTACTACGCCAGCAAGAGTTGTCAATGCAGAGATAACATTAGCACATTTACTAGGAGAAGAATCTGCTAAAATATTAGGATTACCATAAGGTGCAACAGTTGTATATGTACCTGTAGGTAATGTATTATTAATTGCCTTCTTAGCAAGTTCTACTGCATATTCATAGGCCTCTAATGTCTCTTCTTGTTCTCCTTGAATATAATCAAGAAGATCATTGTTGTAATACTTCTCAATAGCCTCAACAATACTTTGATTACCACCGAATCTTATATCATGTGAAAGTGCATCTACAATAAAACCAATGTCTCTAGCACACTTAGTTGATAGTGTACCCCAACTATTTGTAGGGAATTTATTTTTAATATATCCAAGAGTTTCACCTTGAATATATTCTTTATTTTGTTCAATTTGATTTGCAGCATCAATCCATCTACCACCTTTCTGGAAGATATTTCTAATCTTTCTAAGGTATCTTGAATTTAAAGTATTAGTTTTAAATTGATAATTTTTTCCATAAAATCTAACTCCAGGAATTGATTGACTATTCTTTGTACTTGGTCCTAATGGTGGTTGAGCAAATGTTATTTGACTACCAGAAACAGTATATGCAACACCAGGTTCTTGGAATATACCATCAAGAGTAACTATCAATGCTTGTGAATTATATGGAGTTACTATATTATTTTTATCATCAAGTATAGTAAATGTTTTTGTTCCTGTAAGATTTCCTTTATTTGATAAAGAACCATCAAATGCAGGAGTTAACTTTATATTCTTTGATTTAACTTCAGTAGTATTTTCTGAATTGACAGATACAGATCCAACACCTTCTTCAATAGCATGAGTTTGTGTAGATACAATATATTGAGTAATTTGTTTTCTTGTACTTTGTACTGTAATATTAGCTTTAAGTTCTACGTAACTATCATGAGTAGTAGTGGTAGTACTACTCATAGGAACTAAAGAAGATGATTCAATATCAACTTCTCCAAATAACTTAAATCCAGCTGGATGTGTAGTTTCCTTTATTAAAGATCTCCAAGAATCTATTGGAGTCTTTGATTTAATTAAATATGAAAAATCTTGATAGTAATAAGAATCTGTAATCTTTTGATTAGAATCACCAACTTTTCCAATATCAGATGTATATTTTCCAATATTATCAAAATATGTTTTAATAATAGGATTAAACTCTGTATAACTAATATCTTCAATTATTGCTGTATTATTTTTTGCTAATCCAGTAATAGATTGATTTTTTCTAAAAGCACCCTTTACTCTATCAACAACAAGAATATTAGATCCCTTTCTCCAAGAAGTTACTCTAGCCCTAGCAATCTCAGTTGTTCCAGATTTCTGAACTACTATTTCTCCAACACTAAAAGCATTACTAATAAATCCAGATAATTTAATAATATAATTTGATCTTACACTAGATTTTATTGTCTGATCGTTGTGATATGTTCCACCATTATTTTCAATTTCTATACTAATAGGAACACCAATATCATTACTATTTAAAAATGCAACTGGTGTTTTATCAAGTGTTCCATCTTTATCATAGATTCCAGTTATAACAGGAATCTTTTTGTAATCTCTACCTATATTAACAATCTTTAATGAATTAATTTCACCAACAGAAAATAAAGATTTTGATGTATAACTTATAGTTCCAGTACCATCATGAGAGGCCTTAGTATCGGTAGAATATAAAACCTTTGTAGATGTAATATAAAGACTAGTTTTTTCTCCTTGTAAAGGATCATTAATAACATTAAAATAAGAATGCTCTGAATTAACTATCCCATCTCTATCATAATAATAATACTTTCTATATGGAATCTCTTTTTTAACAGAATAATTATTAGAAGATATTCTTGATCCAAAACCTAATTTAAGATCAATAATATTTCCCGATATAGTTCTTTCTGGAGTAACAAGATTAAAATTCCTACTGGGAGATATATCAAAACCAACTCCACTCATTGAAACATGAGATATATCAAAATTATATTTGTAATACTCTTTAATATTAAGATTGGGATTTCTTGTAAATGTAGTATTATCAGAAGAGAATTCAAAATAAGTATCTGGAGCAGTAAATGATACTATTTCAACTAACTTCTTATCTACACTATTATCATAGAATACAGTATTAAGATCTATCTTAGTAATAGTAGAAACAGTCTGATCATAATCCCATGCAAACACTACTTTTTGAGTACTTGAATCATATGATACAACCTTTGCATCTTTAGAAGTAGAACCAGTAGCATGACCAACTGGAAGTGTATATCCAAAATTGTATACTGAAACAGTAGCACCATTGAAATGATCAACTGCTGTAGTTGAGTTCTGTGCTCTTTCAACAGTTAAAGCAGTACCAGATTTACCAGTAACTTTTACAATTTCACTACCAATCTGTAAGTGATCGTTAACTGTAATATTATCAGCATTAGCAACATTTAAAACTGTGTTCTGAATGGATAATCCTACGTGATCTACACTCAATTGAAGATCAGGTTTAGTAGATCCTCCTGCTTTACTTAACGCAGTGCCAGAAACACTAAGAACATCAAACTGTTTATACCCAGTTCCTTTATTTGTAATAGTTATCTCATTGACGAGACCAGCAGAAGAAACAACTATCTTTGCTTTGGCATCTGATCCAGATCCACCAGATAGTGCAATGTCAGGATACTCACCAGCAGTGTAATCACCACCACCATTTAAGATAGCAACTCTACCTACACCAGTATCGCTGAGAGTCGTTGATATAACTGGGTTCTTGAGGACTGCTTCTTGATAAACTCTCTTTCTTACATACCAAGTTGTTGTAGATGCTGCATCACTAGGATTAACATCAATATCAATCTTCTCTCCTATTGCAACACCATGTGCATCGGATGTTGTTAATATAGCGACATTATCTTGAACTTTAAATGGATTTAAATTATCACTTAAAGAATTGATTGAAACAATTTTAGATCCAGTAGTATTAATTAAATTAGTACTAGTCAAAAATAAAGTAGTAGAAGCAGAAAAAGTTCCTGTCAAAACCTTAACTTTAACACTATTCTGTTCTGAAGTAGTTTCAAGAACTTCTCCTGTAGCTACAGGTGCATTAACACCATCACTTAAAGATAAAATAGCAGTCTTACTATAAGAAGATTTTTTATCTAAAATAAAATTTAATACCTTAGTATTTGATGATAGTACATCTGTACTATTAAAGGTTCCTGATACTGAACTTAAACCAAATTTCTTAGAAGAGAATACATCACCTACAATCGTACCTGTAGCACCTGTATTTGCCTGTGTAATAGTATCAGTATCAAAAAGATATGCAGTATTACTAAGTTCAACATAAAGTGCCTTAGTAGACTGAGATTCAATAGATGATACTGTTTTTCCCTTAACAGATTCTATTTCTCCAGAAGCCCCAGATCCATCTGTACCACTATCATCAATAACTAACTTATTTCCAACAGAAAAATTGGATCCACTACTAATAACTGAAGCAGAAGATACAGTACCTCTAGTTATATTCTTAACTTTAGCAATTGTCTGAACACCATTTTTACTAATGTCAGAAGTTCTTAATCTATTTGCACCAACTGGTAAATCATCTTGAGATATATTAGAATTGTAATTAGAATCTAATGGTAATGAATAATAGTTCTTTCCTAAGATATATGGAAATCTTGGATCACCAGAAGAATCTACAGTTATGAAATAAGCATAGGTTCCATCAGGATATTCTGGTGTAACACAAAAACGTCCGTTATTTTGATCTAAAGTACCTGATGCATCTGTAAATACCCAATCCTCTATAAATGTTCCAACAGGATATGTTGTTGTAGAAGGACCATTAGGTCTAGTAGTATTACCAAGATAACTAGAAGTCATCTGTATGACAGTACTAGAACTGTCTAGTGGGTCTGTATAACCATAAGCACCATATATGGGGTTACCATCATATGCAAACCCTAAAATAGGTGAATGAGATGCTCCTGTATCATTTACTCTTAATGTAGTAGGAGATGCATAATAAGCATATCCATTTCCTTTAGCAGCATCAAAATTTTGGAACCAATAACCATTTTCAGAATCTAATAAATTCTTATTCTTGTAATACTTGTCCTTTCTCCATTCTTTAACTGTTGCAATTGCAGTTGCACCAGAACCTACAGAAATTATCTCAACAACAATATTTTCTTGTGTATAATAATTACCACCATTTATTTTATTAAAAGAAGTAATAGCACCAGAAACATTTACTGTAGTAGTATATTCAGCAAATCTACCCTTCCCTGCTGAGTCTCTAATTCTAACAATAGGTGGTGAAGAATAATATTCACCAGCATCATTAATAGTAATACTAGTAACTACTCCATTAGTAACAACAGCAGTTCCAGTAGCATTTCTACCAGAAAGAATTTCTATAGTAGGAATACTAGTATACTCACCTGCATCAGTGATAGTAATTGATTCTACAGTTTGTCCAGAACGAATTGCAACTGCTTTATTCTTAAGGCCATTAACCAACACAAAAGGATCATCTTTATATCCATTTCCTTTTGAAGTTATCGCAATTTTTTGTAATGGTCCATCTAAAATATATTCACTATCCTTATATCCTGCAAATGGTATACCATTAACAGCAATACCAACATCTCTGTACTTAGTCTCATATATCTCAGTTGTTGAGATGGGTTTCTTTCTAATAATCTTTAATGATTTTTGATCTGCTACATCAGCAGGAGGGTTTGCTGGAACAGCATGTGTAGGCCATCCAGAAGACGCTATGTAGTATCCTTCCCCATCCTCATAGATCGCTGCTACATTGGTGTTTAAATCGCTTAGAGAAGGTACTTGGACTGACCCAGTAGTCTGAGTCCATCTGAGGTTATTCTGGGAATCAAAGAGTCTTACATCACTTGTTGTAAATCCTGGTTCGGATATTTCAAGAATATCACCTATATTAGAATAAGGTGCTTCTGTCTTATTGGTTACATTATAGAATATTCCATACACAAGTAATTCAACACCAGAACCAGAAACATTTGCTCCATATGTAACAGCAGTTCCTATAGGATAAGTTGAAGTACCTGCTCTAGTTTTAATGATAAACTGATTAACATTCTTATCTTCAAAGGTAATCTTATCACTACCGATATTAAGTTCACCTTTCTTACTCCACCCCATTGTGGATTCAACATCAATTCTATCACCTACGGTATCACTAGTAAGAATAGACTTTGTTAGTTTAGTTCTAGCAGATGTGGAAAACTCTCCATTTACACTTGCTTCGTTAAGTACAATTTCATACAATTCCTCACCATCATATGTTCCAGAATATATTACATTATCAACAATAGCAGAAGCATGTGTACCACTAGTTTGTGTAATAGTTTTACCAATAATATCTGTTATTGTTCCTGATAATACTTTAACTTTAAGAGAATAATTATTAACCCAAGTAGATTCAGAACTCTTTAAAGTAAATTCACGTGGATATGCAATCTCTGGTTCTGGATCATCTTTAACCAGACACTTAAATAAAAATTTAACAGACTTATCTGTTCCCTTTGATTGATAAAATGAACTTATATTCTTAATAAGTGTTCTCTTATCTACCGCATCATTTAAATATTCTTGTGGAAAATCCGTAAGATACTCATTTTCAAAATTTTTAATTAATGCATATAAAAATAAATTACTAATATTGAGTACCTGAGATCCATTGGTATGACTGGATGCTTGGGTAGTAACAAATGTACTTGCGGAATAAAGATCTCCAAGTTGCGTATTCCCACTTACACCACGACTAACTTCTTTAAATTGAGTATCTGTTCTACTCTTATAAAAACATATCTCATCATCTATTTTAATATATCCACCATTCTTAGGAAATGATGAAGCATCTACTACATCTATTGTAGTATCTCCAACATTTACAACTCCATTTACACTTGTAGATTGATTTAAAAGATTATTCTCATAGAAATCAATATCACGATAAGTTTGAATATTTGTTATAATATCGTAAGGTTGTCCTTGAAGTTCAAGCTGCTCATAATACTTCTGTATGAACTTTCCAAACAGTTCATACTCTTCGTTGATAAAATTAGGTAATTGTTGATCAACTAAGAAGGAGATCTTATTTGCAGTCTTTAGCATCCCTACTCTTCTTTATAAGCGACAAATTTACTTTTTGATATATCTACATCTAAATACATCTCACGCTTAACCTCAATATCCTTGTTTGCTGGTTTTACTCGCAATTCAATACGATTATCAGAAAAACTACCTTTCAGGATAGTAAAGTCACTCATTGTTATCTCACCTTTAGTATAATCAATAGTTCCTACTGAATCATTCAACAGAACCTTCTCACCAGTGATAGAATCTAGTCTATATAGGACTAATTTGCCATTTCTATCTTCTAGGTATGAAGTAACTGTAGGAAATTCAAAGGTTGTCATACCAGTTGATGTAACTACAGGATTATTACAGTCAATATAAAAAGGATTCTTATAACAAATTTCATAATATGAAGATGAATTTATCTGTGCAATAAAATCTTTCCTCATAGTAACATTGGTATCATTTGAATTTATGGCACGATCTGCATTATCAATGACACTAATAAATTTACTATATCTAAACTTACCATTAAACTTCTCTGTACCAGAAGTTTTTAAATACTCTGTTATTGATGTTGAGGCCTTTGCTGCCATCTCAGTAGGAAGTAATGTAGTCTTAGTAGTATTATAATAAATGCTACTTACCAACTCCAAATAAAGAATAGAAGGATCAACAAACTCAGGTCTTATAGAAGCAACAGTATGTTTCTTCAACTTTTCCTTTAAATCACTTTTGGTAAACGCTGACAATGCAGCGGCCTCAGTGGGTTTCACGGAAAGGAATACTTTACCATATGCAGGTGGTTCTTGTTCTTCACCACCAAACACAATAATATCACTTACTGCTGGATATAAATTTCTAACTATTGCTTTATAATCATTGGATGTTACTGCTCTATTCTGAGATCCATAGAACTTTGGAGCATTAAATTTAATCTTATCAATACTTTCAATATCTGCTCCACCTGCTGCTATACTCTTTGTTGTTAATGTAGTAATTCCAAATGGTACTGTTACAGGAGTATTGTTCTCATCTATTAATAAACCATTAAATGTAAAGGTTTTTGCTCCATTAGTAGAATCTCCATTAGTAATTACGTAACTGATTTCAACAACATTACCATCTTCCAATTTCTCACCAAGTACACCATCACCAAAAAAGATCTCATAATTTTCATCTTCTTGCTCACTGATGAAAAATACCTTATCAGTAGCACCAATATCTAATATATTACTTGCAAGACTATAATCATAAAATACAGTAGAATTAGCAGATTTAAATACTCTTACTTTTACTGTATTTGTATCTACACCAGAATTCTCAATAATGAATCTTTGATTCTTAAGAGTTGTATCAACTGTTGTGTTGGTTGTAATATAAGACCCTTCATTTATTTCAAGGTCAGTCCAGGTTGCAATATTATTAGCAACAGGAACTTTTGTATCTTTTGTTACAACAAAACGATATAAAGAACCATCATAATTACTCACAAATCCACTACCAGCCTTTAGAGTTACTGCTGATGGAGCAGTCCCAGTAAACGTAATTCCAAGATCAACAACTGCCTTTGGTGATGTAATTGATTTTGGTGTATAACCTAGTTGCTTTGCAAGAGACACCACATTGTCCCTGAGAGTAGCAGAATCAAGGAACAACTCATTTGATACCATATTGGTATTAAACGCCGTGTAGTAGGTGTTGTATGCCAATACATCAAGTAGATTACTGATTGCAGACCCTTCAAAGTCATAATCAGTAAAATCTGTTTGTGCTCTCATATAATCTTTGAGAGCGACTTTGATATCAACAAAGTCTAAATTGTTTAACTGGGTATATGGCATTATCTCGTCCTATTTAAGACCAACTGTACAGCAGTAGGTGGATCATCTGAACCTACAATTTCATATATCATATCAACATCAAATGAATTGTTATCATAGTTGGGGTCTATTTCTATAGACCTTACAGTAATTCTTGGTTCAAACTTAGCTAAAGTACTTTTAATACCTAGTTCTATTTGAGCAGCTGTACCATAATCTAGTGGTTCAAACAAATAACTTCTTATATTAGATCCATAATCAGGGTTAAATGGCCTTTCTCCTTTATTCGTCAATAATAAATTTACAATTGCTTGTTTAATAGCAGAAGCATCCTTACTGACAACTAGGTCACCAGTAACAGGATGCTTCTTAAAATTAATATTAATGTCCTTGAAGGACAGAGTGGCCGCCATTTACCGACAATATACGAAGTCAGTAGTTATTTAGCGACTTTTATTAGAAATAGTTTTTATTACCTT